AGCTCCAGTTTCTGGAACTATGATAAATGCTGAGTCAGCATTTTCTGTAATCAATGTAGATTCACCGATATTAGAACGACCAATCTTTCTTACAAGATCTGATTCATTTTTATATCGACCTTCATCAATTATCTTAGCCGCATCACGGTTCATTTGAGATGCAGTTATTACTGGGATATGTTTAGCTATTGCAAATTCTTTGAATTCATCAACAACTGCACCAAGTGCTACACGCATATCACCATTCATTAACTTGAAGTCTCGAGGTCTAATACGTTTAATATAGTCTTGTACTAAACAAATAACCTCTTTACCTTCAGATTGGAGCTGTTCATATAAAGTATACAAATAATCAGTATCTACAGAATTACTTGGTGCATATCTAAATGCAATATCTATAGGACTATTATTTGTAACTTTCAAACCATGCTCTCTAAGTAATCTCATAATTTCCTTTTCGCTACCAAATGAACTAATATCTTCATCAGATACTAGAATGCTAAATGCACGTTCTAGAGTTTCTGTCAAAGTATTTTCCATTGTTAAGAAAAGAATACATGGACGTTTTGTAGGATCTTTTGTTATTACATCTTTATTATTAGCTTTAAGTTGTAAGGTTAAATTTAGCAAAGTACTAGATTTACCTTCGCCTGGTAAGCCTAAATAAATATAACAACGATCACTTTCATAACCGCCATTAAGAGATCTATTGAATGCTTCCATACCACATTTAAGTTTCGTAGAGCCATTTACGCTACGATTATATAAATGAGTGATGGCCGCTTCATACTCTTCTTCGTCAGAAATTGATAAAGATTCAGATACTCCGCTAATACTAGCAGTCTCTTTGATCTTCCTGTTCACTTCTACAATCTGACGTTGAACTTTATCAATAATTTTTACACGTTGAGCTTCATCTGCCATTGCAAAGTCTGCATAATCAGCATATACATTTGACATCATAGATTGTGTGTAAAAACTATTTCTATTTACATTGATATTACTTTCGATATATCCAATTTCATTAACGCTCAATGCATCATCAAGTTTAGACATTGGGAATAAATTCTCAGTATCTACACCATCAGTTGCAGCTTGAAGTAAGATATCTCTATTTTCATATCCTTTGAGTCGAGCCTCGACTAATTGAGAAAGAAACTTAAATGTATTTTTTTCTCTAGTCTGCTCAACACTGTAGTTTTTGTTGGGATCTACCATTGATAGTAGATCCCGTAAGTCAGTTAATACAGATCTATTTGATACGTGGATAGTTCTCATTATATACGTAGCATACAATACTAACGAAGATAATGGTAAATTGAATCCACTACCAATATCACTCTTGGCCATTTAAGCCCCTCACTTCATCACCATAACAAATTATTCTTTTAAAAGATCGATTAATTCTTGTGGAGTAATATAGGCATAACCTTTATTATCATTTATATATCTACTTAGAATATCAAACTCAGTTAAGCTCTTGTCTGTAATGTAGTCATATTCTTTACATTGCTCAAGAACTTCTTGAGATTGACGTCTGATGATATCATTCTTGTAATCACATTTAATAGCAATGCTTGGATTATTCCGATAGAATGATTTTAGAATATTTATATTCTCATGCTCTAGTGTAAATTCCATTCGGATATTATCTACACCTTCAGCTTGCCGTTGCCTTATAAACTCAATAATCTTTTGAGGATCATCTTTTATCATCTCATCAAAATTTATTGTATCATATTTATAAGAATTGATTTCTTCAAAGTGAATATAATAATTTCTAGTAGTTATATTATGGAGTAAGATCAAATACCCTTTAGGTTGCTCTTCTCCATAACACCATCTATATGGCGACCCACAATAGTAAAAATCTTTTTCGTAGCATCCAGATACATGTACATGCCCAGATATAATTGGTCCCATGGAATACTTAAAGTTTTCCATACCAAATACTGGGCTTGGAGCATCTAGATCCATTTTATCTTTTCCATATATTGCACCTCTGATTGTACCATGCATGCATACTGCATCATACACATTCGTATACAATATATTCTCGTAAAACTCCTTTCCTAATCCTGCAATTTCAGGTATACATAGGATTCGTTTTCCTTTTACATATTCGAATTTTATAGATTCGATAACCCGTACATCTACCGTCGGATCATTCATATATCTATAAAATAACTTTGTTTGATTTGCATCATGTGATGGAGTACCATGTAATATAAACAAGGTACATTGCTTTTGTCTACAAATTTGGACTAATTCATCTACAAATTTCATTGCATACATAACTGCATCTGAGTTGCTCATGAACTTATGATGAAATAAGTCACCGTTGATTGATATTAAGTCTAAGTTTAATAAATTTATACGATCTATAAACTGTTGTTTTAAGATCTGATATTGTTTTGATGGTTCAAATACACCAAAGTGTATATCTGATATATGAGCTTCAACTAAGATTTCTTCTTGCATTACTAAGCTCCTTAAGAAAAAGTAACCGTGAGGTTCCTTGAAGGACCTCACATCATTTATTAAACTGTTTGTTCATTAATTAAAAAATATAAAAATATTACCCTAGGAGAATTGAAACTCCTAGGGTAATTTTATTTATACTTCTTCAATACGATCTAGAATTGTATATAAATCGGACGAATCAGAGCTTCTAATATGTAATAGATTTATATATTTATAATATCGCATTACATAGTCATTTATTACTCTAATCGTATAAACTCCATCTTCATAGTCTACGCCACGTACATTTTTACGGATTGATAATTCATCATTCAATAATGAATATATCATATCATATATCTTTTTAGACAGCCTAGTATCTTCATTCTCGTTCTGAGTTGAAGATAAATAAAGAATTTCATCTTTTGTTACTACAGTAATGCAATTATCATCTGCAATCTTGAAATCTTTTGTAGTACTGCTTTCTAAAATATTACATAAAAATGCAATAAATCCTTTTAATGCACATAATGGAGGTATTATATTAAGACAATCCCATGATGTCGGAGTAATATGCATATTAACAACATACCCATTTTCATAGTTATATAAATATTTAATATTCATAGCCCCATAATGGAGTTTAACTTCGTATGTTGGCGTAAAAATATCAAATTTATATTCATCTACAGCCATATTAAATCCACTGTATCGTATACCGCTATATAAAATATCAGGGTTGAATGATCTGTCTATATTTCTAAATTTATCTATAACCTTAGCTAAATTTACCACATATCGAGTCAATATACTATGTGGAAAATTTATATGTTGATCTTCAATATCAAATTTGTCGCTCATTGTTTATCTCCATACAATATTTCATAAGATTAATGAAAGATTTCATTAAAGCATTAAGAATATTAATGAAAAGAATTTCATCAATTTTACTCTTGATTTCTAATTCACCATCTTTAAACTTAATGCTTGAAGTGATTTCATTCTTTGACATATTCTTTATAGAAATACTAATCTGATTAGTTTTTTGCTTTAGACCAATCGTACAAGATGTAGATTCAGAAAGCATCAATACGATATATATAGAACCTTCTTTACTATATGTAACAGGACTATCATTATACATATTATTTTCATCATTTCGATAAAACCATATAGTCTCAGCGAGTTTGATAAATGCTGCCATTTCTACCATAGTATTAAATGAAGGAGATAATCTAGAAAGATCTCTAAAATATCTCCACATCTTATACTCATATACTAATCGACTAATTGGATTCTTAGCCTTTCTGATGGTAACTATATCAAAGAATTGGTTTTGCAAATTCTCCATATATACCCCCATTAATCTACCATATCATTAATCATTTCAATAGCTTTCTTATCAGCAATCTTAGTGAATTTATGATCTTTATAACTGTAAACGAATGCAGTTGTGCTTACTTTACCTTTTTCATCTAATGATCCCATTATGATAGAAATGATATCACCAGTGCGACGATACATATAGTAATTGATGTAGTCAGTTTCAATAGCATATTTCTTTTCATCGTCTGCATAAAAGTCTGTAGTGAATGCAATATAATAAGCATTCTTAGTATTGATTTTTTCAGAAAGCTTTAATTTCTTGAATAATTTATTTACTTTCTTATCTAAAGCTTTATAATCCATATCTACCATTTTAATACGTTTTCGTAAGCTATCGAAAGCATTATGGTCTTTTATAAATTCTTCTACGTCTTTATATAAAGATTTAAGATCGGCTCTATCTGGATATAATTCGATATTTAATTTAACTCCAGATGAATATAGAACCGTTGCAGTTTTATTAAAGAAAATATAATCATCATCTTGATTGAATTTATAAACATCTGCAAAGAATGCATTAAATAGATCATAATTAGTTCTTAAGCTTTTAATTTTAGTACTAACTTCTTTAAGATTCATGGTTATTCTCCTATTATAATTCATATCCACGTTTGGATAATTCTTCATCAATATTAAAATCATTATTACCTTGATTGATAACTACTAATACTAATACATCCATCAAATCAAGATACATATTTTTATATTTATCTTCAGATTGCATATTTTACTATGCTCCTTTCATTAAGATAAAAGAGTTTTCTTAATTTCTGAAGTTCCCAAAATTATATCAGAATTTTTAATTTTACACATTTCAGCATAATCTTCAAGATCTTTGAATAATTCATCATCTAATTTACTCATGCCTTTAAGTGTAACATTACCATTCTTATTAATCTTTTCTTCAAATAAGAAACAATAAATCCTATCAATAGCCACGTTTAATATAAATATTTTACCAGTAAGCTTGCTTTTGATTCCCAAAACTACAACTGAGTTTTTATTAGTCGGGCCTTGAACGTAAATGTAGTTTTTATTATCTTCATCTACAAATACAGGATCTTGCCCCGGTCTAACATCTATAGACGCAATTAATTCTGGAGTGATTATGCTTTGTACTATAGAACCCAATTTAGAATGCTGCTCTTCTGTTAACCTTGCAGCAATTGGTTTCTTGGTGGTTTTAACTAATGCATTAGTATAAATACTAATTTCATCGGCCATTTTATCCAAATAATCAATATAGTTAGGATTTTCAAATATTTCCTTAGATACAATAATATCATTTGGTGATATAGCTACCATATTACCATCATTTTGGAATATTTTAACCATATCTCTATCAACAGAAACATTGAATCTCTTTACATTTATAGCATTAAGTGCACCATATATTTTTGAAATTTTGAATATAGGTTTGAGTATTTTTGTAAAGATTTCTTTTAATTTATCATCGTCTATATCTTCCATATCATATAAAGAATAGCACATTTCAAAATTATCTAAAGCTTCATCATGATCATCGGTTACTACGCCTAGATCACACAATATAGAGGAAGATAATGCTCTAATTACTTTGATGACTCCATCATCTTCAACTACTGTGCCACCGGCCATTATTTGAACTTCATTTTTCCCTCTAATTAGTTCAAAACTAAGATCAAATAGCTTTTCATCATCGCAGTTTAAATGAATTACATGTTTAATAGTTTTAGAATCTGTGATTTTTTCATAAGAAGTTTTATATGTATCTTCATATAAATTAGAATGGATTACAAATTCAGCTCCAATAAATGGTTCACAGAACTTCTTTATAATTCTAGATGCCTTACTGTTTGGCATATCAATAATAGCACCCATGAATAGATTCATTTTCATTTTATTTTTCCTCCTTAGTAGATTTAGGAATTCGTTTTACAATTTTAAGAAGATTGAATACATCGCTTCCGTATGTAAAATTCCTAATATTATATCTGGAGGTGATTCTAATATCTGTTACATCTAAGTCACAAGAAATAGAATCATAGTAAGGATCGATTATTCTTACTAGATTAACACCGCGATAAAATACAACGCGGAAAGTATCATCAGATAATTCATCGAAGTTTGTTTCATCTTCTTTTGCTTTATCTGAATTAGCTTTTATATATTCACAAATAGATCTAAGTCTATCTGTAATAATATTCTTATTATATAAAGACATCGGCATAACTTTTGTGAATTCATTACCGCCGACGTTCTTAATTCTAATATACCCTACTTTGGTATCACTCTCGTATTTAGAATAATAACAATCATATCCTTCACCAAGAATCATAACCGCACCACGTAGAGCTAATAGAGTATTAAAGTCTAAAGATCTACTAAGCTCAAACTTAATAGATTTGACTTGTTTATCAAAAACTGTAATTGAACAGTTTCCATATTTAAATTCGAATTTAAATATTACTACATCATTGATTACACTAGAGCCTTCAAAGGTACATAAATTATTACGTACACTAGCTCCAACTACATCGTTGATTTCTTTGCTTTTTTTACATAATTCTGCAAGGCCAATTAAGTAAGGACTTATATCCTTAAAAAGTTGTCTAGGAGTCAATTCATTCATATCTGTTGACCATCCTTTCGTGAAATAAATAAAAAAAAATGGTTTATACACTAGAGACACATGGTAGAAAAGTTTTCATGTAAGATGAGAGAGAATTTATGAATTTTTTATAGGAGAGTATTATAAAATTTCATTATTATTCAATGTGTGTTTTGGTTGTTAGTGTGTGTTTAGTTTGTGTTGTGTGTCTCTAGTTATAAACCTTTATAGGGGTTCGATATGACATATGCCAGGGAGTAGAGGCATCATCATATCACCTAAATAATATATAGTTAAAATATATATTACCTAATAGAGTTTTCTTTTTTATTTAATTCCAAATCTATAGGCATATTAAACACAAGTCTACTCATATAATCGATACTACTATTAAATGATTCATCTTCTTTAATCTTATCTGTAATAAAGATAGAATCACTTAAGTTCATTAATACTAGATAAGCTAATACTTCTGAATTGTCTTTTAATGAATCCGGTATATCCATAAAGCTAAATACATTCTTAGATAATCCATTATGATAAATATAGTTAGCTGTAGCTAATTTTAATATTCTAGTATCTTCGCTTTTAAGAATATCCAAGAATATATCTCTGACAATAGTTTGGTCTTCCGATATATTAAATTCTTTAAATTCAGTTAAGATAGCAATTTGTTCATAATAAGTAAGTTCGGTGAATGGTTTAACTTTAAATAACTTAATTATTTTATAACCATTATATTTCACATACTCATCATACCAATCAGTCTTTCTAAGATCATCTAATAGATCTTCAGTTGGATTGATGATGTCTTTAAATAAATCAAAGATATTATGGCTACTAACCAATAGCTCTCTATCTAATCGTTCACCAATAAACTCAGATGCTTCTCTAGCGGCATCTGGCTTATTTAGTGATTTTATTTTATTGAGTTCTTTGATTGTATCTATTACTAAACTCTTATAGTCTTTATTTTCCATTACAATAACCCAAGTTTCACGTTAGTATAAATAAAATCTACAACCCCAGCGACTAGGATATCATGAGTATTATTATCAATAATCCCAGGATTATCATATCTAATTTTTATATTGCTGAAATTGTTAAATGATCCATAGAAGAAGTTTGCAGTGAATCCCCATGTCATCATGCGTTCATTATCTAATATTTTAGTATTACAGATTATATATGAATTATCTTCATTAATAATGAGATCTTTTAGTTGTTTTAATAGATCGTTTACATTCATCAAAGTAATGAAAGAATATAATTCTGTAAGTTCTCTAGATTGTTTAACAGGAAGAATGTCTTTTTGTGGACGTAAGAAATCTTCCACTGTAGGAACTTCATCAGGGATATCAACAAAATCTCTACAGTATAAAGATAATTCCACTCTAGCTTTAGCAATATCTTGCTCTGAGAATTCATATTTAATATTATCAAGATCTTTTTGTTTAAATTCATCGATAATATTTCTTAGTAAATTATTATATACGTAATCGCTCATTTTACTATGCTCCTAAAAAAAATTAATAAGTATTATGAGTATGTGAAAAATACTATAAAAATAAAAAAAAATAAGGAGATCCATATTAGAATCTCCTTATAATTTTATGCTAAAGTTGCACGTACTTCTTTAACCATTCCTGACATAGATCTTGCATCTGGAAATAGATCAGTAAGTTCAAATAGTTTTAATTTGCGATCTGTATCCACAACAGTAAATGCTAGATCTTTTTCGCAATTGAAATAGGATACACCGTCAATACTAAGAATGTTATTTTCTTCAATAGCTACAGTATTTTTACTAAGATCTAAATGTGTTAGTTTATTTTTAATAAGGTTACTATAAATAAATTTAGCACGATCTGCATAATTATTACAAAGTTTACTGTATGTGGCTAATATAATTTCACCAGTCTTGGCATATACAACTTTAGTTGTATTATGTGGCTCAAATTCAGGAAGAATATAGAACCCATATTCATTAGTAAGATTTGTATAAATATCTAAAATGAAACCATTGATATCACGCATAGATTTCTTATCTTCATTTTCAATAGTTACATTGATATCATTAGTTTTCAATGTAGTTGCAGCAATCTTAATATTACCAATTTGTATTGCTATTTTAGATCCACCAATAATAATGCGAGTATCTGTAATTAAACCTTTTGAAGTCTTACAGATATCACTT